TATTTTTGAAACTCAATATAAGTGTTCAATTAGAGAAAATGAATTTAATTTTAGTCAAAACCCAACCATAACTTCAGGTAGCACAGCTAATTCAAGTTCAATTGGAACATTTTTACTCCAGGACAATACTTATTACCTTTTGCTACTAGTTCTTATTTTCAACCTTATGTGACAACTGTAGGTTTATACAATGAACAGCAACAATTATTAGCAATAGGAAAGTTATCACAACCTCTACCTTTATCGCCTACAACAGATACTACAATACTTATAAACATAGATAGATAATATGTGGTTATACAATGAACAAGTTATTAGCTCAATTGAGGATATGCCTCAAGATACATTTGGTTTTGTTTATATTGTGACTCATAATCCAACCGGAATATCATATATTGGTAAAAAATCATTATTCCACAATATAAAGAAAAAACTAACAAAAAAGGAACTAGCAGAACAAACAGGACCAGGCAGGAAGTCAGCCACTCGGGTGGTAGTAAAGGAATCAGACTGGAAAACCTATTATGGATCTGCTAAACCAATTATGGAACTCATAAAAGGAGGTAAACAAGAGGAATTTACCCGTGAGATTTTACAATTGGTTCCTAATAAAAAACTTCTTACTTACTATGAATGTAAGTACTTATTTAAATATGGGGTGTTAGAATACCCCCTAGAATATTTTAATGATAATATTTTAGGAAAATTTTATTCCAAAGATTTTATTTAACTTGGCAATCCAAGTAGTTCTTATTATATTATGGTTATGCTCAATCAACCACTGATTGCTTTAATTAACTCTGTATTAGGAACTGGTAAACAGACATCAAAAGGAAATTTTGCCTATCATTGTCCGTTTTGTAATCACCATAAGCCAAAGTTAGAGGTTAACATGACTGAAAATAAAAAGGGTGAAAATCCTTGGCATTGTTGGGTGTGTGATAAGCGTGGTAAAAAAATCCATCAATTATTTAAACAAGTTAAAGCATCTCCTGAAGCATTATTAGAGTTAAG